GCCTCCTCGAACCTAGCCTATTGTCAAGCTAGGAGGCAAACTCCAGGTGGGACAACCCACCTCCAACCTAAGCGAGCTCGGGTTGGATCTTCGTCGGAAACATGTAGGTCACCAGCATAGACAGGTTTACCGTCTATGTAGTTCTGCCGATCAAGGCAGTTGGGAGGTATCCCTAAGGGAAACTTCTCAGCATGACGTTCATGTAACTTACGAAGAGAAAGAGCAAGATAGGCCGATTCAACGCCGGGAAGGCGCCGAGTCGAACCTATGACTGCACGAAGCCTAAAACCACGATTCACATCGAGGCGGTAGGTTGAAGCAAAGATCTCGTCGAGACTCACAAGGAACCCAGTGTCTGCAAGATCGCCGTAAGGCGAGATGCAAGCTCTAAGTCCCTTCGGACAATCGCGCCGAAGGCGAGAAGCAGGAGCAAGATCCTTAGGATCTTGACCCACGCGACTCGCCCATCGGACGAGCCGATTATGAGCTCGAATAAATTCAGCTTCTTTCGTGAAAATCTCCTTTTGGTAGCAAGGGGTGACTTCTGAATCATTGAAATAGTGCCTTCCACAAGACTCGTAGAAAAGCCCAGTGATATGCGTTTTATCGCTATTCACTGAGAATCCACAGAATTGTAGTAACTCGATTACTCGAGTGGCATACGTCGATGAAACAATGAGGTCGTCCCCGTAAACCGAAAGGACTCCCCCTGGCATCACGTCTTCTCGGACACTATCACATAGCGCCCAGAAGATTAGTGACTCCAACTCGAAGGTGTATCCATTACCCATGGACGACCACTTTTCGAGCCTGACCTTCGATCCATCCGGCATGAGTGCCGTATGGCTTCGGAGAGCGTCGAGTAAGAACGCCCAGTCAGGGGGCAGGAGCTCGTAAACGAGTTCCCTGCTCACGGTATCAGACGCCGCTTTAAGATCTAAAGTGGCCAAGTTATCGCGAGCTGCCAATGCGGCGAGCCCTTGATTAACTGCTTGATTGTCAAGGTCGATACCACGCCTCTTGAGACACCTACGAAAGTAACCTCCCACTCCTTTCTGGAGGTAGATGTTACCAGTAGGTTCGATCGCAATTACGCGATCAGTCTTAGAGGACTTTGGCACAGTTGTGATCCTACAAGAGTCAACAACAGAGAAGACCGAAGGATTCATCCTCCAATCACCCTCTGGAAATTGACCAAGCAAGGCATATGACCAGTGAAGATCATATCGGATGACGCTCTCCAATAACTCGAGAGCTCTTCCGCTAACTGTGATAGGAGCTGCCGTCATTTTCTCATCCACATGGGCCTCTCGACGTTTTCGGTCGAAGGTAGCCCCGGGACTCCACCCAAAGTACGGAGAAATGCAATGAATACTAGCCGGTCCTAGAAGTTTAGCTATTTTATTCTTCGCACGGAATATCCGTGCAGAGACCCAAGGATCTGAAGCCTTGGAGCGAAACTCTTTGATTCGGACATTAGTTTCTCTGCAAATCATCTCGGAAGCGTCGAACTTCTCGAGGGCGACAGAAGCAACGTCGATATTAACTTTATGTCCCTTGTACTTAGACAGGTACTCGGAACAAAGATAATCACCGGCAAACTTCTCTCTGTCGTACTCTAGATAATCCCCTATCGGCAAGCTAAAGTCAAGAAGCTCTTGAGGAGCATACTTGAACCTAAGCCATAAGGATAGAGAGATCGGCGTGTTAACATGCTTGCACAAGGCGAAGAAAACCTCGTCTATCGGGTAAGAACCCGTGTGTAACATGGAGCGCTCCTTGAGTACTTAGTACACGTTTTGGAGAGTCTCGACCATGCCAACGACTTGAGTGTCGGCAAGGAGGAGAGCGAACATCTTGCGGATATCCTTTCGGTTCTGCAAGGTGTCCCGCTCAGGGAGAATGAAGTCACACGTGCACCGGTTGACGTAAGAGACCGTCGGCGGAGGCGTAATGCCAGCGTCGTTAGTCCCAAGCGTTTCCAACACGGGCAAGTGAAAACCCACCTTTACCCTATTCACGCGGTTCGAAGAAGAAGCCACACCATTCCCAGCAGGCGGTGTGCGAATCAGCTGAAGGCTGATGCGCCAAAACCCAACAGGAGTGGATTGTGACTGATCCTCGTACCACCAGACACCATTGGTGTCTGGACCGAGCGGAGTGAAAGTGTGGTTCACAGGAGTACCCTGTGCGTCAGCGAGGACAATCGCGGTGACTGCGGACATGGACAAAAGTCCTTTAAATAGTTGTCGAACAAAAGCTCGGCAAAGCCGAACCACTCGATAGCGATTTCTTGGCGTAGTTCATGAAAGTGTTATTTCCTTCCGATGAAGTTCCGCAAGAGTGAAGCGGCGCTAAAAGCCGCTGCCAACCAAGGTTGACTTGGAAGCTAGGAAGAGTAGGCATAGGGACGGAGCCTACCGGAACCCGCCTCTTATAAGAGTACTGTTCGTAACCTTCGGCCTGCCAGATGCGAGTTGTACCCGCAACGACAGACTGATAGTTC